GACCTATGCTACTTGGTGGTAACAAGATCTCAATCAAATCGTCAATGCTTAGTTCAGCTCTACAAGAGAGCCTACATCTTTCATTTTCCATCTGAATGAGATTTTCTCTTGTTGCCGGCGCTTCGAAATGACAAAGCGCCCCTCCGGGCACGTCCGGTTGGGAATTACATTTGTTTAGGCAGTGATTTTCTGCGTCAGAATATACGCTTCTGATTGCGCTCGTTTACCAAACGAGAAATGCATAGGATTACTCCTGTCACCCTTCTCAAGGGCCGCTCTTGTTCTGACCCACACACCCGAGCAAGGGCATGAGGACTTATTGGTGGGGTCACTATCCACCTAGGGAATTGCATAGCTATTGTGTGCCAAGATGCGTGTAGATGCACAGTTAAGGAAGAAGTACAGACCTAAATCTGTCCCAATGCCCATGTAGCGTTCAAACACACCATCAGACAAATCAACACCAGCATTCTTATTAACGCTAGCAACGATGGTCTCAAAACAGGATCCGTCATACTTGCCACCCGATGTTACGGGAGCAGTGGCGTTAGTAGGGTCTGTCGACTCAAACTTGAACACCGAGTAATTGGGAACACTTACGCTGAGACCAGCTTGCGTTTTCTGGTTCACTACTGCCTGCCCACACGCTGTGTTGGGATTGTTCGTAGCTATGTTATTCGTGTTGAACGATGTCGAACCGGGCACCCATGTTGTTGTACCGAAAAAGGTTGTGGTAAAGGGATCATTGTCCCTTGCTGCCTTAACGGTAACATAGTCTGGGCCGTCCCAGTTGTAGTGCCAATGGATGGATCCACGCACGGCCACGAAACAGTTAGCAATCAGGTGCCACGGTGTGACCACAACAGCATTGAAAGGAAAGGTACTGGCAGGCGCGTTAACTCCATTCACAGTTTGCAACCCCGCAGGGTCATAACCGAAGTATGGCGGAAAACGCATGTGCCTATATTTCCAATAGCCTGCCTGAGCTGTCGTAATCGTCGGTATAATCCCATCAATCAGGTTAACACGCCGCAGCAGTGTTCGCAGGGATCCAACAACCTCACCAAAGTTCACTCGCGAGCGATGTGATTCAATAGTGGCTGAATTCGTTCCCACGGACATCTCCTGTCCAACTCGTTCCTCCTGATATTCCTCCGATTGAATGGCAAACACTGTCTCATTTTGGGGTGCTCTACAAGGGTTCGCAAACTCAATGTTTTCAGCAGCCCGCACAAAGACCTGCATCTCCACGGTCGAGGAAGTGACGGGCGCGGTAAGTAACGTAAGCACCTTAACGGAAATCATTCCATTATCAAAGGTATCGGCATACGTCAAAGCCGGTCCTGTAGATGTCGTATACCTACTAGACACGTAGTCATTATAAGTATAGCACCAAGCCAATGCTTGCTGGTAGGGAATCCGCACGTCCACCTCTGTTTCCTCGCCCAGATCCACAATCTTGTTGAATGTGACAGGGCCTGTATCTGCAGTAGACTGCACTGAGGCGTTGAAGGGGTCATACGAAATGCGCACTCGCCCCTTGTGAAAGGGCGTAGCAATGAACCGGAATGTGAAGATGATATCCCCACGCCAGCTCTTGAAAAGCTGCGCCACTAAGGACATTGGAGTTTGTTGCACAAGGCTCTGCACTACTGTGCCTCCCAAGTTCATACTTGGGGTAACCTTTGCTGTGAACAATGCTGTATCAACTGCGGTTGCAGTTGTCCAAGAGGAAGAAGTCAAAAACGATTGACGCCCAGCAAACTTCGAGATGGCCAACTCATCCTCACCGGTCAAACCGATAATGCTTGGGTCAATCGAAAGTTCATTCTTGGCGTCTAGGGTCAGCTTCTCTACAGGGTATCCAATCTCTGGTGACGCAAATTGCGGAAAGGGAGACGGTCGATATGGTAAAGTAGGGTCAATGACAGGCACATTGGTAAAACCAAAAAGCTTGGCTATCCCAGCCACAGCACTTGCACCCATCTCTGTTGCTGTCGCAAATTTCCCAATAAAGGGTATACTCTTTAGCTTGTTAGCTATCGTAGCAACAGTACTTGCTGGTCCGGACACTGGTCCTGTCCCATATTCATCCGCTTGCATTGCCAATCCCACGCTGGGCCCAGCCAAGACTACGTCTTCAGCCCAGGCATACACCTGAACAGACACGGAATTGCCTGTGGCTCCATTTGCACTTCGCAGCACATTGTAAATGATCATTCGTAGAGTGCCCATATCCGTAAAATCCTGAGCAACCTGTGCTTTAAGATAAGCACGTGGATAGAAGAATGGCAAAGTCATTTCAGCCCCTTCCGAGGCTTGAGGCTTCAACCACACTCCAGGTTGCTGTGAATAAGGAATCAACTCTGAATTCGCTTGACCACCAGCAGTGCCACTAATGATAGTGGATTGCTTGAAGTTTGGCAGCGGTTGGTAACAGGCACGCATCGATCCATACAAAAATGGAGACGCATTGATGACAAATTTCACCTTCAAATTCGCCCTCAAAAAGCTAAAGTTATTCAACTTAAACTTGATGTTGGCATTGTTAAAGAAGAGATTCCAAGGGGAAATTGTCTGCGAAATACCCACTGCATCAGCTTGCGACCATGTAAAGTTGAGAATTCGTACAGGGCGAGACAAGAATTCCTTCAAGCCCGCCGATGTAACGGCATCTGCTGTATCAATGGAGCTAGCGATTGATGGGTAACCGATGTTGCTACCTGTCGCCGAGTCAACAAATGCTGTGGTCTCAGACTCTGTCATAGCCATCTCTTGGACGGCTGGAGCTAGAATTGTTTCTTCAGACTGTATCTGACAACTCCAAGCATCCAAACATGAGTCACACTTCACTTGCTGTACTGTCCCAATCGAAAATTCCATGGGACGTTCACACTGCGGACAACTAAGGAAGAAGTCCACAATGTCAGTTCTGTTGTTGTTTTGTTTTTTGTTTTCTTGTTTTTGTGTTTTGTTTCGGAATACTTAAACGCCTGAGATTCCGTAGTCTTCGGGCGAGTTCTCATTTTTGTCGACACCCAGTATCGCTCCCCTGAATAGGGGGGTCCTTAGTGAAGGACGGGTTTACATGAAAAATGCACACTCACTAATATACAAAATGCAGAAAATATATACATGCAGATCACTCATCACGTGGGGACTACTTCGGCACAATAGTGCGCGGGTGCTCACCAACACACCCTCGGGTTCTTTGCGTCTCCATTCCAAGAGACGACTTCTCGAAGCGAGCACACAGCTCGCTCCATGTTGGAAAAGACTTAGCTTTCACTTCGTGGTGGATACCCGCCTCAAGGGCAAGATTCCACAACCAAGCACGTTCGCGTTCAAAGGTTTCTTTTCCATACCAAAACCACTCATTGACTGCCGCTGTAATCAACGACGCCATGTGTACTTCCGGCGATTCTGTTTCACTTGGTGTTCCTACCGTCAGCATCTTGTGGATCGATGCCACTTCCAGTGGACACACCACGGCTCCAATGTCATCATCCCATCTCCATGTCCTCTTCAGGTACGAAACCTCCCGAATGTGGATGAAGGGACGTGATTCACTCTCTTTGTCAGCCATGGTGTACTCCACCCCAATAGAGGCTAGGGTTTCCTGAATGGCAGTGTGGTTGAACCACGATGCTAATGGGCTCACGCCCATAGCGTTGTCATCGCCATATGTCAGGAGGTTAACATGCTTCTTGAAGTTCTCCACTTGTGCGTAGCCCTTGAGCTTCAGCGGGGAGAGTTCCAAATAGCAGTACCTCATATACAGCGCGTTCACCAAACAGTTGATGATGACAGTCAAGGGATGTCCAGATGGGTTTGACCCAAAGAACTCAACCAAATCACCTCCGAAGTTGACTACCGAGTAGGCAGTATCCTCAGCAATGCAGTGGATCACAATCAGCTCTTCTTCTGTCCACCCTGCTTCACGCAAGATTTCACTCAGAATCCAAAAGGCTTCAAGGATCAACAAAGCTGCCATCTTTTTGTCGAACTTGCCATAGTCACCTGCAATCAATCGGTCAACGCCATGTCGAGTCAGGTAGTCAAAGTATTGCTCCCATTCCAGTGTCTGAGTCGCGCACCCTGGGGATGCCTCAAACACAAATGGGTTCTCCTGAATCACCTTGACGGTTGTCAGTAGATACTTCCGCACCACGAACGACCAGTCCGCTGGCGCGCCCGTGAAAACGCGCACTTTCCCAGCAGCCACCTTGGCTCGAGAAC